AGCAATGGAACTCACGTAATTCAGATTTGCACTGAACGTGACCACTATGGTTACGTAAGCTGCTAATGGATTGAGAATGACTTACATTCCTTAAACAATGGATATGAATATTACCAATCATCATCGAAAGGATCTCTTCGACCCTTTCCTTTTTGATTTGGTATTGGTAAAGGACCACCATCATTAAAGTGAACCCAAGTCGCAATAGGACGATTCTTATTGTCTCCAGGTAATGGAGCAGTAATTAAATCATCATATTGAGCTTGAACTCTTTGAGTGATGGCCTTACCATATTCTATCTGTTTCTTGACCATTTCTCTATCTTTCCAGTCAATGTTTTGTACATTAACTGAATAAGGATCAGATGAAATTGCAAGGATTAACTTGTCTAAAGGTGTTTGTCCCTCAGAGACTTTCTTGTCGAAAGCTCTAAGTTCTTGATTCAACGCATCTCTTTTTTCAGAAAAGTTTGATACGTAAATCCACCAACCAGGGCCAAATATCTTAAGCAGGAACTCTAGCATCCTGTTGGGCCAACCTCTAGCAGTCATTGTATTTAACCAATTATGGCTAAAATACTTGATAGCATCTTCGAGGTTGACTTTGGCTTTCATGTTGTTCGATACTATGTTCGCTGCAATAGCGGACCGTAGTACCGTCAACATAGAAGTCAGATCTTCTTCAGGGATGGAGAAACACCATGTGACTAGTTGCAAGAAGTTGTAACCTCCAGCATGGCTCCCTCTCAATACAAAGGAGTTCAGACCGAAAGCCGCCCATAAGGCATTCCATCTTTGTCCCCTATAATGGGTTGGCAAAGATTGAATGCTTGCTAGTGTCGCTTGTAAATCAGGTAATAGACCCAACGTGAACATTTGAGAGATCAATGCGCTCATGTATTGTCTTGATCTTATCGATCTCAGGAGTAATCCTGGACCAATAGGAGAGAGATCCAGATTTTCTGGACCTAACCATCTTTTAGCAAATTCAGCAAAATCTTTCGATTTTAATGATTTTGTAAGATTGATGTCAACACCAAGTGAATTCATTAACTTCAAATATTCGGCTGCTACAGTATCGTTGGCAATAACAATGTCATCACCAAGTACTGCGTAAGCCGTGAAGAATCTTTCCCCAACGTTAATCGCTGCACACTGAACAATTACATGGTGGCTTAAAGCTAACATAGCCCAACTTGAATATGCACCCATAGGTTGTCCAACTGAATATTGAATTTCTTTAATAGAGACTCTCTTGTTAAGAGATCTCCATTTCCATTGTAAAGATCCTAAAAGATCTTTCCAATATGAACCCAATTTAGGGTTAAGAATATTTAATATATCAGCTTGGATATCTACAGGTAATCTATCCGTAGCCGAGCTAAGGTCAAATGAGTGGTACATGTGTACATCAAATTCAGGTAACCTATTCAACAATCGTTTAATAGGTGCTGTTTGATTATACGTACCATCCATAGGAACACTCTCTAAGATTGAAAGTACTGCCTTGTGGATTGGATATAACGCCAGTTGGACCCAATAGTTAGTAATACCAACTATTCGGGCTTTTCCAGCTTGGTCATAAACCGTTCCCAACTTTGCAATACTTAAGTCTAGGGTTCCCCCCATGATTTTAATAAATAAAATCATCGGAAGAGAGATCAACTGAATGAAAGATAACCAACAAATTCATTTATATCCTTTAATAAAGAATAAATATCTTAAGTAAGATATCCAAACTTTGGGATAATACATGAATGCTACTGCATCTAAAGAGGAACTCCAAGCGCTTTTAGAAGCGTTAGGAGAGGCCTTTTCGATGACTAGCAAGATTGGATCTGATAATTTCAGTGTTCTTATTGATAGTTGTTTTAAAGCTAATTTTAACAAACTAGAATCAAATGATCTAGTTGTACCTTTAAATGGTTTCAAAATTGAAGCCAAATTGGGTTTAACTTTATAACCAACGACTCTAAAGATCGATAGTAAAGTCAAGATACATACCACAATACCCTTTCTGTATACAAGGCCTCTTTCCTTAAAGGAAACGAGATCCCTTCGTAAAACAGAAGGTATTATTGTAGGTAGACCATTGGAATCGCATTTCACAGAAGGCGCGTTAGCACCTTTAGCTACTTTGTAATTCGCTAAGAAATATGTAGTCATACGTAATGCTTCTTTTAAATACAGAGCAAACCCTTTAGGGCTTTTTCCGAATTTAATGTAAAGACTTTTAAATCTTTTAAGCATTATAGTAAAACTATCATTTCTTTCCTTCGCTCCACATGCCCAGATGGCCAAGTCAAAATATTTAGAGATCTCAAAAGATCTCAACCATATTTTACCTGAAACCTTTACCAGTTGTGAGTTGTCGAAAATTCGAAATAAATTATTTTGGATTTTTGTAACTTTTAATTGTTATTGGTATTCAGTGCTAGCCTAATCGAACATGTCGGGACGAGGTAGGGTGTTAGCCTTTCGTCTAAGGAGGTCTCACGACTTACCTCCAGTCCTTTCGTGATGCTCAACTTTATGAGCCACGAGCACTGGGTAGGATTACTACCATAGCTCTGAATATTATGACCTTTTGAGTTCATAACGTGCTTAGACCACCAATCTACATTGATGGAGGGCCATTCTGGAGTACCGAGCAGCAAATCACTTGAATGTTTATAGGTGTTCTATTACCTATGGAGACAAGCGACTAGAGGTTGAAATAAAC